CATCGCAGACAACCTAATAGAAACATCGCAGCTTGAGGGAATGATTACACACAAGCACGCGAGCGAACTGTACGAATGGCTAGGCAAAATCGAGCAATACACAAACTAAAGAAAGGAATTAAAATGAAAAAAATGATTACAAAAAAATTCGGGTGGGATTCACACCGTGAACTAAAAGCGGGGTACCGTAGATTAGGGTACCATTACAAACCTACAATCGTGTACAAGGGCAACGCGATAGACTGCACGTTTGAACACAAGGACGAGTCTTGCCCTACGTCCAAGGAAGCGCGCCTTGTAGCCTGGCGGTGGATACAAGAGGCGTGGACATCAAGCGCAATGACAGACGCGGACGTTTGCAGACGTGTAGGACTGTTCGCACACAAACCAATTAGACCCGAATGCAGTCACTTACAATAGAAAGGAATCAAAATGAACATACCAATTATGCAATTAGTAATGGCTCTCGCAGCGGTGGAAACGGGCGGACACCCGAACCCGCCGCAGGCGATAGGCGACGGAGGTCGTAGCGTAGGAATCTTACAGATTAGCAAGGCGGTCGTAGACGACGTGAACAACTTCAAGGGGTACCACTACACCTACGAAGACAGAACGGACGTTGAGTCTAGCGTAGAGCTTTGTATTTTCTACCTGGAGCATTGGGGTAAGCACTACACCAAGGAGACGGGCAAACCCGCAGACGTGCGCACTCTCGCGCAGATATGGAACGGAGGCGCACTCGCCTGGAAGAAGACAGACCCGAAGGTTGTTAAAAATTTAACAGACTATTGGAACAAGGTCAGATTTGAATTAATAAAGAAAGGGGTACTATAAATTTACATTGATTCGTTTGATTCCAGGGGTACCTACCGAAAGGGGGTACCCCTTTTTTGTGGGGGAGTGAGGGTGTTTCCCCTACACTACCACAACATATTGTGTTTTTTTGTTGACAGAGGCACAAGATAAAGTGATACTCCAACTATGAACGACCCATATATTAAATTAATCAAACAAAAAGAAAGGGAATCCAAAGACGGATTCAAGCGCGCAAGGGAAATAGTGAAAGCATTTGCTAAGCACATAAAGTTTCCTAGCGAGAAAGAAATCAATAAGTACCGAACCCCGCGCAACAATAGGCTTGACGCGGTGCTTGAGTACCTTACTGATACTTACATATCAAAAGAACAATTAGAACATCAAGAAAGGATTAAAGAAAATGAGCGATATGAGAAGCGATAAGCTACCCGAATTGTTATACAATGAGGAATGCGAAGACTGCGGAGGACGCGGCGATTGGGATACTGGATACGGTATTCGAGACTATGCCGTTTGCTCCAGTTGCGAGGGAACTGGAATAGATTCCTGGGCAGTTGAAAAGAACAAAGTCATACGAGAACAGAACGGGGGTTGCGATGGACGATGAAATAATCGGAACACTCACAGAGTTTGAAGTTACCGAGACCTACGTAATCAAAGCCAGGACTCGCGAAGAAGCCTACCAAATGGTAGCAGATAATGATTTCAAATATGGAATCCAAAGACACCAAGTAAAAATTGAACCCAACTATTAAATGGAAGATGAACTAATGCAACACCCCGTCGTGTACGTTGTACTAACACAACACCGTGGCAAATATATGCCGCACTTTTTTTCCTGCCCGACAGAGGCAGAGAGCTACTACGAAGAGTACCTTGAACTTATGAGACCAAACAATGCTTTGCTTTGTATACTACAACAAGGCGAATACTTTGGTAAAAAATATTTATCAACGGGATTACCCCTTGAGTTTCAAGGTAGCGATGCAGCTTTTATTACACTTGACGAAATGGAAAGAGCGCAGTATGAAAAATAGCAATGGAATACATAACAATTCAAACCAGGTACGCGGTAGAATTTGGGGTACCCCAAGCCATTGCTTTACATACAATCACTTACTTTGTACTCAAAAATAAAAATGAAAACAGAAACAAAAAAAATGGAAAATACTGGACATTCAATTCTTACAAGGGGTGGCGCGAAGCTATGCCTTTTTTCTCCGAGCATCAAATTAGAACTGCACTCCGTTCACTACGGGAAAAGGGAGCAATCCTTACGGGGAACTTTAACAAAATGGGATACGACAAAACCTATTGGTATACGCTTGCACCTCGATTGCTACAAGAAGCAGAAGCATCGGAGTATTGGCGAACTCGTATTAAAAAAGCAAAGTCAAAAGCTACTAATGCCACCGACAAATCTGCCGCACCCACCGACAAATTTACCTCACCAATACCAAACAAGTATATAGAAATAGAACCGTACTAATGAGAACTATAAAATTACTAACTAAGAGAACCAGGGTAAAACCTAAAAAGAAAAAATAATATGGGAGGACATTTCTACGATTGCAAGGGTACCCCTTATTTAACCGAAGCAAGAACACCCGTTCAAGCTCGTAAGCTAAAAGCTTACCCATCAGTAACTACTGTACTCAGTATACAAATGAATGATTTCCTGCATAACATTTGGACACCAAGAAAGATAGTTGAACTAGCAAGAGACAACCCAACAATGCCCGTACAAGAGATACAAGAACTCAAGTACGGACAACGTGTCTGCCCTGCTACTGGTAAGAAAATCAGTTCTTCATCATTTGGTACATCAGTACACGCTAGACTTGAAGAGGTATTAAACCATCGGATATTTGGTGAAGGATTAGAAAACGAGGGTACCCCCTTTGACGATTGGGTAGAACCATTCATAGATTTCATAGACGAAAATAATATCAAGCCACTCGCTACTGAAAAGATTGTCTTCTGCCACAAAATGAAAAGCGCAGGGTCAGTTGATTTAATTGCAGACGTAGACGGCAAGGTACACTTGTTCGACTACAAATGCAGAGATACAAAAGGAACTGGAGGAAAGTTTTACGAAGAGAAAGACTGTACACAGTTGGCGATTGAATCTAAATGGCTGCAGCAATCTATGGACTTGAGCTACGAGCCAATGATTACGAGCGTCTGTATATGCACAGAGAGCAAGAAACATTATCACAAGAATTGGACTAAGACTCAGATGCGCAAAGGGGTAACGCGCTTCAGATACTTGAACCGATTGTACAGAATGGATTGGATAAAAGCGAAATGAATTTTTGTGAAGACTTTAAACACGACCTGGAGGTAGGACTTGTCGCCGAAAAAGAAATAGCAGATATGCTAGAGAACTCTACGGTAGAAGTTAAGCGAGACATCATCGCCAAGACAACGGGTAGAATATTTATTGAGTACAGTTACAAAGGTAGACCAAGCGGTATATCAAAAACCCAGGCTAACTTTTATTGCTTTGTAGTTGGAGACTTAATTATTTTTTACGAGACTCAGAAGTTGAAGGATTTAATTAGACCAATGCTTGGAACCGATGCGGATATATGCGGAGGAGACAACGACCAAAGCAGAGGAATATTACTACCACTTAAAAAATTAATACCGTGAAGAAATACGAAATATTTTATAAGCATACAGATATGAATCCCGACTACACGGGTTACACCACGCGGTGGGCGAACGATGAAAAGCAAGCCAAGAAGTATGTCACAAAAAACAAACCCTACATAAGAGTAACTGCAGTAAATGAAATACGTACCCCAAACGAAACTTAAAGAATGGCGTGAAAAAAATACGCCAAGCACCTGCCCCATTTTAGAGGTACCCCTAAATGATGCAGTCGTAGACCACGACCACGATACTGGAATGATACGCGGTGTACTACACAGACAAGCAAACGCTTGGGAGGGAAAGACTTACAACGCCTGGAAGAGATACGCGAAAAACAATAGTGACCTGGGGTTTATTGAATCCCTGGAGAATATGGCTAAGTATTTAAGAAAAGGGGGTACCCAATATTTGCACCCTACTGGATTGGTGCAGCTAGGAAAACGTTTTGCCAGGTTGAAGAAGGAGGAGCAAGTGTTTGCATTAAAAAAGTTTGGAATAAAAAAAGATGAAATTAATGCTTGCAGAAACACAGACGATAGAGTAAAACTCTATAAAAATGTATTAAAGAATTTATGAACATTAAAGAAAAATTAAACATAATGCAGACAAAACTGCACGTCCCTAAAGGACAATTCAATAAATTCGGGAACTACAAATATCGTTCCCTCGAAGATATAACACTAGCAATCAAAGCCCCACTTGAAGAGATGAAATGTATTCTCTTGATGAAGACTGAGATTGAAGAGATAGGCGGCAAGAACTATGTGAAAGCCACCGTAACATTAGCCGACTGCGAGAGCGACGAAAGTATTTCAGTTACTGCATACGCTCGCGAAGCAACAGAATCTAAAGGAATGTCGCCTGCGCAAATGACGGGCAGCAGCGATTCGTATTCAAAAAAATACGCGTTGGGTGGTCTTCTAAATCTTGACGAAAGCCAGGACGACGATGCTACTAATACACACGGCAAAACAATTTCTAACACTAAACCAAGAAAGGATATAATATAATGTCAGATTATGATGATACAAATACCTTTGTACTATTCTCGGAAGAGGTAGAAGAGGGGTCAAAGAAACCAAACTGCACGGGCAAAATCAACATCGACGGTAAGGAGATGCGCCTAGCAGGGTGGAGTGGCGAATCCAAAAACGGAAGACGCTACGTACGAGGAACGTGGTCAGAGTATAAAGCTAAGACTACTGAACCTGCCAAAGAGGAGGCACCGTTCTAATGGCGGAGCTTCCCGATAGTGGAGCAAGGACTGCATTCGATACGGGTGCAGTCCGTGACTCTATGAAAGGAAAAGGGGTACCCTCAATGATTCCTACTTGCGCAATCAAAGCAATGGCTCGACGATTCGAGGACGGCGCAAGCAAGTATGGTAAAGATAATTGGAAGAAAGGTATCCCTACATCGAGGTACTGCGATGCAGCGTTCAGACATTTGATGGCGTGCAAAGATGGCGAAACAGATGAAGACCACTTTGGAGCAGTCCTTTGGAATATGGCGTGTTGGTTAGAAACCAAACGTTTAATCTCTACTAAAAAATTACCCGCAGAATTAAATGACTTATGAGTAAAGTAAATGATTACATCGACGAGTATAAGAAAGCTCGTAGAGGTATAGCCGTACCAGGCAAAACCAAAAAAGAAGTTATCGACAATTTTTACAAACAAGCTAGGTCTGATATATATTGGGGAATGAAGCAACGATATATAGACGATAACCTAGGGAGGTAAAATGAAAGATAAACCAATCCAAGAACCGTATTCATTAGATGCGGAGGAAGCCGTTGTCGCTTGTTTAATCAAGTCAGACGACGAGAGTGTATACGATAGCGTTACACAGATAATAAACGTAGACGATTTCTACGTAGAGAGACCAAGAATATTGTTCTCTATCATAGATGAACTGCACAAAAAAAGTTATCCAATAGACGAAATTACTATCCTGGAGAGAGTAAAAGCCAAAGGAAAAGAGGAACAAGTTGATGGATTCCTTGGGGTGCAGTACATATCAGATAGAGTCGAGACTACTGCATCAGCAAAATACTACGCCAATATCGTCCGTGATAAGTCGATAGCGCGCAGTCTGATACGTATGTCTAGAGAAACAATAGAGGCAATCGTAGGGGGTTCTGAAGCCCATTCTGAGGCTTCTAGAATGGAGGGTCAGTTAGCGCAGATAGCAGACCGTACCAATACAGAAGAATCTTTCATAGATGCAGGCGATTTATTGCAAGATAAGCTGACTGCTATGGCTGAAAACCGCTACGAATTTACTGCACTTAGCACGGGAATCGACCACCTGGACGCAAAACTTGACGAGGGTGGTATTGGTAAGGGTGAGGTATTTGTTATATCCGCTCCCACCTCGTGCGGTAAGAGTCAACTGGCTCTAAACATAGTTTTGCGAGCAGCAGTACAAGACAGAATACCTATCGGTATATTCAGTTTTGAGATGCCCGCAGAGCAACTTATGAAACGAATGGTACAAACGGCAAGCGCAGTCAATCTAAGAAGAATAAGAGAGAACGTAGCAACGGACGAAGAAAAGAATCGTGTGTTCGACGCTCTCAATAAAGTAAAAGAAGCGCCAATAGTCGTAGAACATTTCGCTCGTAATGTAGATGAACTACGTTCAAAGGCTAGGTCAATGAAGCGCAAAAATAAAATAGAAGCATTAGTAATTGACTACCTACAACTTGTTCCCTACGATACACGTATGAGTAAAAATGATGGCATAGCATTGGTATCCCATAGGATAAAACAATTAGCTATGGAACTTAATATACCTGTTATCTTATTGGCGCAAGTCAACAGAGAGGGAGCAAAGAGAGACTCTGGTCTTTCAATGCACGACCTCAAAGATAGCGGCGACATTGAAAATGATGCAGATGTCATATTACTTATGTGGGCTAGGGGTGGAGACTTGCAGAACTGCAGAGTCTTTGACGGTAAAACCAATTACCTCGAACTAAGCTATAAGATTGCGAAGAACCGAGAGGGGGAGCGCGATGTTATGGGTAAATTTAAATTCATAAACCAAATAGGAAGATTTCAATAATGTCTAATACAACAACTTACAGAACACCAACCGAAGATATATTAACACAAGGGCTGCACCAAATGACTATAGCGTGCGAGTCTCTTACTAAGCAAAATGAGATTCTAAATAAAGATGTAGAAAATCTCAAAAACAAGTTGACATCAGCCAAAGAGAAACTATTAATTAATAACATAGACTTTTCTTAAAGACTGGCTTGTGTGTAGGGAAACCTTCTCATATGTATATATTTAGGTAAGCCGTATGAGTAATCTGCGGCGGGAGAGTTTTAATCATTTCCTCTCCTAATTGAATCCTAAGAAAGCGTCCTCGTAAGGGGGCGCTTTTTTTTATCTAGTGAGCATATAGTATGCTTCTTTAGTTATAACCTTCTTACCGTATAACTCTTTAAAGTAAGCCGTGTTACCTTCGTATAAATCTCTTAGTATTCTTATCTGAGTATCAGATGAAAGCGCATCTATTGTTGCCTCAAAGTTTGTTAATCCCTTACGTGCCTTCATTCTACTCTTCTTGTAGTAATTCAACATTTTCTTTTTCAAGAAAGGATTATCAACAGAACGAATTGCTTGCATTATCTTTTCATTGTTGGCTTCTGTATTCAGAGTTAAGTCTAAATCTAAACCATCAAATATAGATTCAGCAGTAATCCTTGGTGTTCTTGGCAAGCTAGGAATCTTACCTGCTTGTAGGTATGCTAATTCTTCTGAGCTTACACCTGCGTTCTTCAGCATTTCTATAGCTTTATCCGCACCGTGAAAGTAAGTAAAGTTATTTAGGTGCATTCTCTGAACCTGCATCAAGTCTGTGTACTGCCTATTAGCTTCTTGGTATTGTGATTCGCCTTGGTCTGGTAATGAACGTAACTCTTCTAGTCTATGATTTATCATTGCGCCCCAATCAGATTTGACCGCTCTTACATCTTGGTATCCTTTACGTGCTTTTCTTTCTCCAGTCTCTACCATATCTCTAGGATTTACACGCCAACCTAACTGACGAGCGTACACTTGGTCTAATGTAAATCTTGAACCTGGCTTACCTGCCTTGATAAATTTGTCTAGCTCTCTTGCTTGTCCAGGCTTAAACATATCCTCGATAGCAAACTCCATAATCTCTTGGAACTTTTGAAAGTCATTTGGATTTGTACTAATCTTTTCTCCAGATTCTATATCTTTATTGAGCAAAGCTTGTCCTACACCTACATAGAAAAATGCACCTTCACCAACGAACTCTTGTCTTACAAGTCTCATCAATGATGTTTCATCTGTACCGTCCATACCTGCCTGGAATGCTTGAGCAATCATACGCTGCGGAACTAAGTAAGATGAATTAAGATAATTAAATTTAGTGTTATCTTCGTCCATTGTCATAATCAATGGAGAGTTCGTAGCGTAGTCTTCTACGTATGATTCTAATAACTTAGCTCTTTTTTCTTCAGTTACATTATTAGCTTTTTCGTATCCAGAAAAATATGCAGTTGCACCGCCGAGCGTAGCAGCAGTCCAAGCTGCTCTATGCGCACCTATTCTCATAGATGCCGCTCTGTCTACTTGCCCTAAGTTAATTCCTAGATTTTGACCAAGCTTGCCAGTTAATAAATCTCTAATCTGTCTACCTTGGTTGTATTGATTTCTCAATAGCTCCATAGTAAACGTAGCAAACTGCGGAGTAAGACCGTACTTAGTTGTTAAACGAGCGGCTGCATTTACCTTGTCGTAGTTTTGGTATACGTCATTCAATAACTTAGCAGCAACGTTCTTTAAATCTTCTGCGCGTTTAGGGTCTGCTAAATCTGGGTACACCTTTTTTAGTTGTAGCTGCATAAGCTTCCAACCGTAATATCTAAATGCTGTATCTGGAACTTGGTATACTTCAGCAAACGGCTGTATTATTTTTTGCGCAGGACCAACTGCATTCTCTAAGTTACTTCTAATATCAGAAGCAAATATATTACCACCCTTGATGCCATATCTTTCTGCATCTTTAATTTCTGAAAGTATTTCTTTAGATAACTTTTGATTACTTGCAAACATATCAATGTCTGACATAGCTACACGGAAACCATTCCATAACGCAGGAACTTCCATAGGATTTGCCATAGCAAGTTGAGCAATCGTAGCCATATTGCCATAGAACTGAACCATATATGAAGGTAAGTTACCTAGAACTTTTACTGCTTTAGATAAACCTACTCCAGAATCTAGTGTAGTTTGCAAACCATCAATGAATCCATTAACAGAGTTTTCTATATAGTTACTAGCGTACAACTGATTGACTGCAATGTTTACTTCTGGACTTGTATACAATCCACTCTTACCACCGCGCAAGTCTAGCGCAATGACTCCAGGCTTGTCTGGATTTCTAGTGGCTAGATTCATACCCTCTAGCATTTCAGTCATTCTCTTATCAGCAGATGCACGTGCAACTAATCTAGTTAGTCTTGATACTGTACCACGTGCGCGCTCTCCTGGGTCTCTGACTACACCCATCATTCTCATAAGCGCTGCATTAGTGCTTTCATCTAATTCTCTTGCACGTATAGGCGCATTGACGGGTTGTTTACCACTTCCTGCTGCTTTGGCTTTTCTAGTCGCTGCAGAATTATCAATGATTTCTTGTACCAAGGCTGCGGCTTTTTCCCTGTTAGAAAATCTTACACCTTGGTCGTCCATAGATTTAGGACTACCTTTTACTAATGGCTTTCCTTTATCAATGTAATCTATTCTGTTTCTTAGGGGTACCCCTAAATCAATCTTAGCTTCGTCAAGGTCACTAAATAAACTTGTTGTTTTCTGATAAGTAAACTCTCCAGAAACTGGGTCAAATACTTCTACGCCTATTGCTATATCATCTCCTGCGTCTAACTGTCTTTCTATTTCGTCAATAGCTTTTTGTTTTAACTTAGGGTCTACTATAAAATTTTCATTAGTATAGATTTCAAACTCTTGAGCTAGATAATCCTTGTCCCGAATAGAAGCATTTATCTTACCCATAAGAAGCATTTGGCTTTCTTCATCTAGCCCTTTGATAGCATCATCTCCAAGCAATCTTGAAAGTACACGTTGCTGACTATCAACAAAATCTCTCCATTCTGACAATACGCCAAGCAATCCTTTCTCTACTAAGATAGGGTCTATCTCTCCTCCATCAAAAAACTTTTCAAAAGCAGGCGCAGTCCTTGGGTCTAGCTCTGTTTCTCTAGCTACTGCTTGAGCTACTCTACCTCCAATAGCTTCTCCAGTCTTGATTAAGTTTCTGTAGTCTATACCTATGTCAGCTATTTGTCTACTAACGATAGACGGGGTAACTTGCGCAATCCATCTTCGCGCAGTTGCAGGAAGCTTTTGGTATATCTTAGCGACAAGACCTATTTTATTTGGGTCATAACTAGACTCTGATATTCCTGTACTTGATACACCAATGGCGCTTGTAGATTCTTCTCTGATGTTAGCTTGTCTACTTTTTTCAAACTCGTAGTCAAATGTAGGAGATGGCTTCAATCTATTGTTGTCCGCTCCAGAGTTAGTCATCAATTCAAATGTACCCAGTCTTCCTTTGGAATCTGTGTATATAGTGTTTTCTATTTCAGCAGGAGTTTTACCTTTTAGCTTTTTAGCTAGTCCTTTACCTACTGCACCTAGTGTACCACCAAAGCCTGCTCCTATACCTGCATACAATGCAGTTTCTTTTGCACCTGCAAGCTCGCCCTTGTCTATGATAGATGTAGCTTGAGCTTCTACTACACCTGTAGCCGCACCTTCTAATGCACCATACTTGATGCCTTGCTCTGCCATTTTAGACAATCCCTTACCTGCGCTCTTACCAAGAACTTTAATAGACTGCGCACCTGGTGTAGGTATTAGATTAATTAAACCTGCAGATATTGCACGACCCCAACTAATCTCGTCTCTACCTTCTATCTTTTGCGCAGCAAGACTACCTGCTATACCAGAACCAATAGCTCCTGCGGTATATCCAAGTAAAATACCAATGGGTCCAAAAACTCCACCTGCAGCAGCACCTGCATATTTACCTGCTGTACTAACTGCTACTTCGGTACCAAGACCTTGTACTATTTTACCTGCTCCAGGTCCTGTAGGTTCAGAAATAGGGGTACCCCTTTTTTCAATAGGTTTATTGGTAAGTGCAGTACCTCCACCTTCCTCCGCTTTCTTTCTTCGGTATAGTTCTTTAGCAGCTTCGTATCTTTGTGGGTCAGATTGTTCTAACTCTTTATTTGTAGCGAGCCATTCAAGAACTTCTCTGGCTGTTTTACTCATAGAATATTATTTAAATACTTCGCTCTCTAATTGTGCGGTGCTTTTGTTTGCTACATTTGATTCTACTTTGAGCATCTTATCTAGTTGTTCTATAATATCTAATATAGCACTTTTCTTTTTTGTAATTTGGTTTTGATAGTATGATTTATCTAAACTAACACCTTGTACATTTCTAAAGCCTTTGTCTGCTAATTTATCTTCAGCCTGCTTTAACTCTTTTAATAATATCTTGAGGCTCTTCTTCATATCCATAGCTACATCTACCTCTGCTGCAGTTTCTATGGAATCATTTAAATCCTTGCTTTTAAAATTAGTATATCGCGTTAATGATTCAGAGTTTAAATCATCTTCGCCTAAAGCTTCTACTGCTGCATCTATTCCAGAATCATCGCTATAATCTTCGTCATCATCTTCGGGTGCATCTGGCTTAGGTTGACTTATTCCAAGTATAGCTGCGATTTCATCTGCACTACGTTGACGTATAATTTCTCCTGTAACGTCTTTTACATTTATATATTCACTATATAAAGGACTTGTTGATATAGCTCGCATTGCTGCTGCTGTATCGCCCTTCGAATAAGCATCTGAGAAAGCGTCAAACGCTTTCATATTACTTTCTATTTTTGCATCGTAGGCAAATTCATCAGTAGTCGATAAATTCTGTCCGTACTTCTGTATGCCTGCTAAAATCAATGACTGCGCACCTGTAGTTAAATCCTTAGTGCTTATATAATTTAACATTGTTCTGGTTAAATCTGATTGCGTTACAGAATCAATATCATCATCTGACATACCTTCTGGAAACTGCAACTTAATAATATCAGTAAGTGCTGATGCTGCAGTTTGCATATCTTTTTGTTCCTGTATAGCATTAGCGTTTGTTATCTGCGTCTGAGCAGAATCAATATACGCATTTAGGTTGTTTACAACCTGCGGACTATAGTCCCCATTCAAAAATTTCTTATATGATTTAGCTGTTAAGCTATTACTATCTTCAAGACCCGCAAATAACTCTGGGTTATTCTCTATAGCTGCCGCAACCTTAGACCCAGTAATCTGAGCCTTCTGAAAGTTGTCAGTCATATCCTTAAAAGCGTCTTTAATCTCTTGATTCTTTGCTTCCTGCGCTTCTGCTACTTTACGTATACCTTCTCTGCCTGCTTCAAACTTCTTATCGTAGTCTAAAGAGGCTAGGCTTGCATTGATACTAGGTCCTTGTGTTACGCTAATCATAGTTTAAAATCCTAAATATCTATTTATCCGATAATATCCTTTATCTTTATCTGTGGATACATCAATATCTGGTTGTATTTGACCACCACCAAAAATGCTACCTATTCCACCAATAATGCTTCCTAAAGTTCCAAACGCTTGTTTAGCTGTACTAATGCCAGAACTAATAGCATCTGCCATAGCCTTGTATTCATTTAACTTAACTAATGTTGATTGAGCTTTGCTAGGTTGTTGCAATGCTACTGCAGTTTGATACTCTCTATCGAGTTGAGCAATAGCCATATTAACTTCTTTTAGTTTTTGTTGGTTAGCATAGTCTACAGAACCTAAGTCCATAATACCACCAATGTTGAATGGAGTAGTAATATCTCCTACGCCTTCAATGAATGGGCTTTGTGCGCCGATTACGCTAGGTAGGTCTCCATACAATCCACGCTCCATATTCATCAATGCAGTAAGTTGATTAGTAGCTTGTGTTTCTCTACCTTCTCTGACTCCAACTTCTTCTCCTAGTTGTTTATACAACGTCATAGGGTCAAATTCTCTGCCTCTACCTGCACCAAATAAGTAAGCCTGTTGCTCTACCTGTGATTGCTCTCTAGGAGATAAGTCTCCCTTTGCACGCTCTGCCGCTATATCGGCTATTTCACGTTGTTGTTTCAATGCAGCAGCTTGCTCTGGATACAGTTCTTCGAGTTGCTTTCTGTAAGGGTCGCCAAACTCAGCCATTAAATCTAAGTCTGCTTTCCTTTGCAACCTACGTTGTTCAGTAGCTAAATCTTGCATCTTGCCAGAAAGTCCAGACTGCATATCAAACGCGTCCTCGGCTTGTCCGAGCATAAATTGATTTACAATATCTTGGAACTCTTCATCTGCTAATCCACGGCTTTTACCCGTAGGATACATTTGTTTAGCTGCGTCTTGTCCGAGTAATATCTCGGCTAACTGATAAGCTGGGTCTAGTTTTGCCATATAGTTTCCTGTTAGTATACCACTTGTATCAATACCCCCTATAGTACCATATTGGTCGGGGAAATTTCCATCGTCAACATAATCTAAAAAGTCTCCTGTTGAGGGTTGGTCTGCATCATCTTCATTGATAGGGTCTGGAATAATTGCATAGTCTCCTTCTCTAGGTTGTATTGGCTTTCTTTTTGCGAACTCTACATCAAATGTAGTTTTAGCATCTTGCATTGCGCTAAAGAAATCGTTTATACCAAGCATTTCAGACATTACATCTTCTTGTAATCTTGCTTCGTATTCGCTAAATAAGTCTTCTATATCACTTTGCCTTAATAGACCTTTAGTATCTTCAACCTTAAATTCTGGTAATGTATAAGTGCCTTGTATCCTAGCTCTTTCTGCATCTATCAAAGCTTGTAAATTTTCTTGCTCTGTAAGAATATTAAAATCCTCTGGGAAATATCCAGATTCACTAAACATTTCAAACCTATCTAGTGCAGCTTTCTCCATTTCTGCTAACTCTGCTAGTGATGAAGCAGGTGTAACACTAAAGTCTGGCATTGTATAAGTAGGTAATACACCTTTTCTTCTTGTAGTGTACTCAGTTTCTAGTTGTCCTAAGAAATCGTAGTACTCACTTAGGCTAATGTAACCACTATCTTTGTATTCCTCTAACCTTGTTAGCTCGTTTTGGTACGCAGTATCTATCTCTGTAGTATCATCACCTTCTGCAATCTGTCCATATACGCTAAAGTCTGGTAACTCATACGCAGGAGCTATACCTTTTCTCGCATCTTCATAAGATGTTTGTAGGTCGTTTAATTGAGTAATATAGTCTGATGCACTTATATATCCTAGTTGAGCATTTAATGTTAATTCATCGTAAGCAGTATTGTATGCCGTATCTATATCCTCGAAAGTTTCTCCAGGCTGTAACTGCTCATATACTGTAAAGTCGGGTGCTTCATATACAGGGGTAATATCTCGTTTCTTAGTATCGTACGCAGATTCTATTTGCGCTTCAAAAGCATCGTACTCTTCTCTAGTAATATAATCATTATCTAAGAAACTTTGTAGGTCATCTAAAAATCCTTCTTTCTCTGCATCAAGATTAGTAAATCCACCTTCTGCATCTAGCTCAGATACAGTAAACTCTGGCAATGTATAAGTAGGTACAATTTCATCTTTCCTTGTATTGTATGCAGTATTTAAGTCGGCAACATTTGCATCGTATTCTTCTTGAGTAATGTACTCGTTGTCTAAGAAGCTATCTAATGTAAATATAGCTTCAGCGTAGGATTGATTCAATCCAGTAAGGTCTCCTTCGGCTACTACATTAAAGTCTGGTGCTTCGTAAGTAGGAACAAATAGATTCTCTCTACGCATAGCTGCCATACTTTCGGCAAATGCTATTTGAGATTCTTTCATCTCTTCATCTAAGTCAGAATCATTAATGCCTTGTATGTATGATGCAAGACCTGCATCTAGGTCACTAATATCATCATATAAAGTAACGTCAAAGCCACTACCAATTACAGATATAGTTCCTGTTAAGTCTAATATTTCTTCATCTTTTTCTCCAATGGTAGCACTTAGTCCTGTATTTGTTGCTGTAAGATTATCTATTTCATCTTGTTTAGTTTTGTTTGCTGCCTCTAAATCAAAAATATCAGCACCATTTCGTTTAAGACTACTAATAATATTTCTAAAGTTTATAGCTTGTTCTGCACTTATAGATTCATTTTCTTCGGCAGTATTTACATAAGTCAAATACTCATCTAGATAATCATTTAAGCCGTCTAAAGTGGTAGCCGTAATACTAAATTCTGGTAATGAAAATGTTTGTAATTCCCCAATACGAGATTCTGCATCACTAAGCTCTGATTGAGTATCTAAAGTTGTGTTTTTCCAATAAGCTCTACTTTGTCTTGCCCCTATAGCTCCTCTTAAATCTGCTAATACATTTGTTATTTGTTCCTGTGTAAGAATGCCGTCATCTATTAACTGTTGCTCGTAATTTGCTATCCACTCATCTTGAACTACTTGATATTCCAACCCTTGGGGGTTATCAAATACAGAATTTTCTTCATTCCATACATAACCCATATCGCTCATAGCGCGCCATACATTAAAATCTGGTAATGTATAAGATTGATTAGCTTCTAAATCTGCTTTGGTAGTATTATACTTACTTTCAAATTCATCAGCTTCAGCTTCAAATGAAGCAGCTGAATCTTGTGCAGTCTTTAAATCTGCTCGCAATCCTGCTATTGTTGTATCGGTAGATGTTTGCAATGCAGAAATATCTTGTGTAGCTTTGTATACGTCAAATGTATTAACTGCTAATGCTTTTTCTAGGTCTCCTTGCTCTGACGTAATTTCTCCGTCACTAACCATTCTGTCTATCTCTGCATTGAAATCATTTAACTGACTTTCCGCGCCCTGTATGTCAGTAGCGGTAACCTCAAAGTTATCTAGCTCTACATATAATTTTGTTTTTAAATCGTCTATTCTTAATTGATTCGCATTTCTTTGTAGTCTAGCATTATCTCTTTCAGTAATAGCCTTATTGTAATCTTCTAATGTTTTTGTGTAGTCCTCGTAATATTTATCTTTTTCGGCTGTTACAATTTGCAAATCTGTTTCTGATTGTGCTAAAGCGGCTACATTAGATAATATTTGGTCTGCATTCTCTATAGATAACACGTTTCCAAACTCTTCTGTAGTGCCTTTCCTAACTTCATTAACAAAGTTTTGCATATAGGCACTTGGGTCTTCTGCATTCATATATGCAGTTACATTGAACTCTGGTATTTCGTAAGACCTAATCTTCTCTATAGTAGCTTCTAGCCCTAATATTTTTTCTTCGTTCTCTTCTTTATTCGCTTCTAATGAGGCTTTTCTTTGCGTTAAAGCGTTTATAGAATTGTTTTTTAAGAATAGAGTATTTATCTCTGTTTTCTTTGCATTGTATATAGCATTTGCTAAATCAATTTCGTATTGCTCTTGTCCTTCAGATAAGTCGGCTGCAGTAATTTGATTTAATCTAGTCTGCAATTCAGCATCTAAATCTGTTATATTATTAGCAGTTACTGTAAATACACCTAAGTCTATAAAGTCACTTGTAGCTTCTGCTTGTGCTTGCAGGATTAATGCTTGTGATTCCTCATCTAACTCTAAAAAAGCTTCTCTTGACTTATACAATTCATAAGCATTTTGTTTTAAGAAATCTTTTGTATTGTAATCAAAGCTAGTTGCATCAATAAAGTCTAATCTATCTTGATAACCTTGACTTAAATCTTCAAAGTTATCAAAACCAATTACATTAAAATCTGGTAAGTTATAAAAAGAACCTGCCCCTGTTTGCCCTAATCCTTCTTCTTCTCCTACTATAGAAGGATTATCAAAAACATAGGTATCCATAAAAACAAAATCGCCAGTTTCTGGATTAATTTCAAAGTCACCTTGATAACCCGCATAATAAATTTCATTTGGGTCTACATAATTGTCCATACCGTAACTATATTGACCACCTTGCGTATTTACTACTGTATGAGTAAATGAATTATTATAATCTCTTGAAAATAATGCCAAATCTACGGCAGTTACTTCGTCAGCACTAATTTGACCAGAAGCGTATAGGCGTTTTAAAACTTCTCCTATGTCTGCTCTATTTCCAATAGAAAAATTATTTGTTCCAGGAATCCTAACTCTAACATTTTCTAAACCATCAACAGTTGGAGCATCAAATTCATATTTACCCGTAGCTAAATTCATTCTATCGTTATCATAAAACTCGACAATTCCAGTTTCTAAATCTTCTACAAAAAGCATTGTTTGGTCTCGCTGACCTGGAACAGAAACAGAAGCAGTAAATAATGAATAATCACTTGGCTTGTAGTCGCTTTCTACTTGAAAATCTTCTAAATAAGTTGTGTTTCCTATAGATACACCTAAATCAGCATCTACAAGACCTTCTTTTATCATATGTCCCTCTAAGTCATAATAACCGTATTCACTCCAATCAACACTATCATCTATACTATTTACGAAATCGTGATACGCAGCATTATATTCTATTTCCTCGATTAATTCTGTATTGTCTCCTGTGTACTTTCTTAAATAATAATTTCCCAATTCTGATTCAAAAGCTCTTAATGCTTTAGGAACAGGATTATTATATTCCTCTAAGGTAATAGGACTTGCGCTTTGAAATTCATAATATTGAGGACCATTATTTGGTTTTCTTCCCTTGTAATGCATATAGCCCGCAATATTTAAAGCATCTTCGCTAAATATATCTACCCCAAGTTTTCTTAATTCATCGCCAGTAAATGTATGCTGTGGCATATTATCATAATCAAAAGGCAATTCTGAGTCTCTGCCTGTAACAGAAGAAAGAGTGCTTGGGTTAATATTATATTTGCTATAAAAATCTTCTACTCCTTCTGCACTTAAATCAGCTAATGTATAAACAGATACTCTTCCATTCCAACCATAATTACTACCTATCATACCGCGCACTATATCTTGCCTGTGCGTCTCTTTGCTTTTACCTAAATAAACATAAGGATTTTCTTCTACGTATTTTTTTAACTCTCCGTACTCTATACGACCTTGTTTAGCTATTTCTTTTAATCTTTTAGGATTTAAATCTTTATCAGATGTTAATAAATCTGAGTAAGTTAAAGAAGGAAAATCATACCTATCGTCTTTAATTCCAGGATTATTTATTAATCTATCTTCTTGCAATGCATAAGTTACGCCTGTTAAAGGGTCATATGCTGCATCGCTTCCATCGGGTGCAGTAACATATTGAAATTGATAACCTCTAGCTTCTACGTCTGGTATTATATATACATCTTCATCAACTGTTCGTGTACTAGCCATAGCCGCTTCAGAGGTAAGTTGTATATCTGAATCATAAAAATTTTGTAGCGACTCTCCTTGTTTACCATCACTTAAAATATAATCTGCGTGTTCTAATAATCTATTTGATTTATCTTCGCTACTTTGAAAATCTCCTATTTCAATTTCATCTGTAATGTTTTTAACTGTTTCAGCATCAAAAGAAAATCCATTACCTATGTCTACTTTGAACACATCACTTTGAACAGAAGCTTCATAATCGGATTTAAATTGTTCAAATGATATTGGTTCAAGACCTTGTATACTTCTAAAAATACTTTCATTATCATAAGCCGTTTGTAATTGAGCAGGACTCATATATGCATCTTGCTCATATTTTCTTTGGTCTTCTATAGTATTAAGCATTAATGCAGCCGCATCTACAGGGTCTATTGTATCTAAGTTTACACCATAGGTATCTCTGAACCAATTATTCATTGTGTTTAGATACCTAGCTGCTACACCTCCATCATCAATACCATTCGTTACTTCTTGTAAAGATGTAAGCCCAGAAGATTTTGTAGTAGGGTCAGTAAGATATTCGTCCACCAATGCACGGTAATAAGATATATCCTTCTCTTCTACATTATTAGGGTCTATTCCTTTGTCCTCTAAGTACCTTTTCCAATCTTCCAATGATTGTGGACCTAAAGCTACGCCTATTGAGTTTAATATTTGTCCTACAGGCAATCCATCAAAAAAAGCAAAATCTACTATTGCTTGAGAAAGACCTGGACCTAAAACTTTTTGAATAGCAACTCCACCACTTTGTACAAAAGCTTTTATATTGCCAAGGAATCCCATAATGCCTTGACCTCTATCAGTTTCAATGTCTTTAAATTTTCCTGCATCAGAAGCTTCTTGTACGGCATCTAGTATAGGTCCTTCAAGTAAAGCATCTGCTATATTTTCAAAAAAGTTTTCTCCAGTAGGGTCAAACTTTCCTAGCTCGTTTCCACCAAGTGCTGCTAAATTAACAGATAAAGTAGGGTCATAAAAAGGTATTAACCATTCTGCCTTGTTAGCTATACCCTCTAATATAGGTTTACCATCTTTATCTACAAACTTTTCATTTAATAAAGTAGCAGCAAATTCGTGCAAATTAATATTAGGCAAATCTATACCTGTACCTAAAATTTTATTTATTCCTCTTTCGACTGCATTAACAGCCATATTCCAAGTACTTTGCGTTAAATAAAGTTTTGTTCCAATGCTACCTAATCCTGCTAAATCTAAGGCAACTGCAATAAGTTTTCCTGTTGCTGTATTTCTTTCTCCACTATCTAGGATTTCGCCTTCTCCAGTAAACCCAGGTATATTAAGCAAATCTCTTTCTACTATGGTTTGTGCATCTTCATCGGGCATATAAGGAGCATAAACATAATCATCTATTAATCCTTGGCTTGGCTCTGATTGCATATAATTGGGATTATCAATCATTGTTTCACCATCGTCCGATAATATTTGCTGTCTTGTATCTACTTCGTGAAACCTATTATCATAGCCAGGACTCGCCATAAAATCATATACTGCTTTTTGTAAATCATAAGCGGCACTATCTAGCGCAGCTTGACCTACTGCTTCTTTATCGTGATAAGTTCCAACACCTACCATTTGACCTGTTTCTGGGTCTATCTCATATTGAGATGTTAAAAATCCTCTAAATTTTGAAATTTGATTACTAGCTGAATCTGAATTTCTTTTTTGTGTTTGATAATAAAATTCTTCTGCAGCTGCTTCTAATTTTGCAATATCAGATGCTTGTATATCTGCTATTATTTTATTTCTAGCAAAGGAAGCATTTGCATTTTCAATCATTTGATTAGTAAGAGCAACTCCTTGGTCTAGCAATTCATTAACAGCCATCAAGTTTCCACCTCCTACATCTATATCAGTAAAAGCTCGATTAACCATTTCATAGCCATCAAGACCCATAGAGGTCAAATAATCTCTATCTGCGGCACTAAAGCCATCAGTCATAAGGTCTAAGTCAACAAGTCCAAACATTCCGTTTAGCTCATCAAAATCCATTAAGAACCCAGACTCTTCGGGCATCATTTGCCCATCTGAGCCAAGCCCCATATTATTAATATCGTTTACGATAGGAGTATAATCCACGCTTGGATTATATGTATCCCAAAACCAATCGTAATTAGAAACGTCTAATGGTCCTGCTGAATACCCCATTTTATTCTCCTATTGCTTGATAATAAAGACTATTTACATCTGCACTATGGTCTACAATTACTTGTGTAGTGCTTGCTGAGTTTATTGAAACTGGATATGGTGGTGTACTATCGCTATCTACTGCAGTTACAACTACAGATATTAATGTAGTAAAAGCTACTGTACTATCAAAGTTTATAGTTGTTTGCGTACTTGTTGCAGCAAATGAACCAAATTTCATAATTAGTCCATTAGGTAATTGCGTATATCTTGTAGTATTATCTACTGTAGATGGAACGTGATTAGGTGCAGAATCTACATAAGCCTTAACTGCTTTTGCACTTGGTATTGTATCATCATTGGCACTTACAACAGATAAATTAGTATCAATATCTACCTCTTCCACTACACCAGAACCCGATGTAGTTCTTCCTAGCAATTTACCTGCATCTGTAACATATTGCATTTTTGCATATGTAACACCGTCTGTAGTTCCTGTAGAATCTGGTAACTTAGCAGTTACAATAGCATCATCTCTTATTTTATCTCCTGCTAGTCCTGTACTTGCATCAACAGATGTTTCTACTAAACTATTAGTAATAGCACCATCAGTAATTGTAACTACTCCAGAATTTACGGTAAATGTATTACTAAACGAATCACTTGCTAAAAGTAAATTGTCAGTAATTTCATTAAGGCTAGTAGCCGTAATAACATCACCATTTGCGAAATTGTTTTTACCTGTAAATTTTGCCATATTATCTTGCTTCGTTTTGTGAACGGAAGGTTAAAGCTCCCGCAATTTTAAAAGTGTGTAAAGAGAATCGCCCAGTATCCTCTCGGATAGTTGCATCTGCGCCATAAGCTCTTATATTTCCTATTCTAGCACGGTAGGAAACCCCCTCGTAATTAGGAGGCGTAAATTCTGAGGTGTCGCTAGCCCCATCTTTATTTTCTGTATTTACCGTTACACTTACGAGAGTGCTTGCGTGACCTTCGTTTGTTAAAACAACTTCGTAATTATTCCATTTTTTTCTATCTACAGTACCTAAGTTATATTGTCTTGTTCTCAATGTTGACTTTATATTAGTAAGCTCTGCAGAACCTCCGATTGATACTATAGTTGAATCTTGTTTGTCAAAGTCAGAAGCTTCTAATTTATGCACTCCACCTAAAGAATTAACTGCATAAACTCCACGTTTAGTTCCACTTCCTGCAACTATTAATTTATCTATGTGAAAGCCAGTATTACTGACATTATCAACACTTTCCCAAGCTTTATTTAAAAAGTTATAAATAATAATTCTACTATTACTGTTATTAACTGCAGGCATAGGAACTGCTATATAGTATCTATTATCAAAGTATACGGCACTAGATTTATGCCAATTATCCTTATCAATGTTTTGTATTGTACCATCTATCGCTGCACTTAAAGGAACATCATTACCTCTTAAATTGTATAAATCTTGGAAGCTAACACCATATACACCACTATCAGACAAGAATAATATTTGATTACCTACTTGAACTATAGTATCTTTTGCTACACAACCTATTTCTTTTGTAAGGCTTTGTACTTTTGCATCTTGAAAGTTAAAGCTATCAACTCCAGTTACTACAGAAATGCTTTTTCTGTTAAACATAATTAGCTTATCTTCGGCAAAAGAAAACGCAGTAACAAAACTATCGCTTTGTCCACCTGCAGTAACAAATGTTCCATATGTAGTGTCAAATTTTTCTGAATTAAATGGAGCAGAAATAAGTAATTCATCTATTACATCTCTTTCAGTATAACTATCATCACTAGCGTTTATTGTATATTTATATGGTACAACTAATCTATTGCGATGAACTATCGCATCTCCAGGCGCAGGAGCGTGTATGAATCCTGCTCCTCCAGATACTCTACCTATAATATCCAATGAATCATTATTAACATCTTCTACTTCAGCATAAAAAGATATACTTGTAGTTGTGCTTTCTGCTACTTGATAAGTATCATTATTTGTTAATCCAGTATTATGCGCGTCAATAATTACAATTTCATCACCAGTTACCAATGCACCAAACCCAGTATTAGTTATACCTGTAAGTTCTACTAAGCCATCTGTTATATCAGCAGTACCAGACTTTAAAGTAGGTTGTGTAAATGTACCACTTTCTTCATCAACAAAAGCATTAGCAAAATCCATATCCCAAGACATAGGTACGTGACCTTCTTCAAATATATAAACTCTATCAAATGCTTGTAAGACGGTTACAGTCTCTTCATTAAGAACGTGTCCTGCAGGATAATTAATAGTGGTACTTGTACCGTCACTAATCTTTACAGCTTTAGCAAATGCTGTTCCTGCTAACAATATATATTCTTCCGCAGTTTGTGGATTAATAAAATTATTAGAACCTACTACTCTAGTATTTTGAGCGTTAGATAATATTGGACCAGTTACTTTCCAAACAGTACCACCTAAATTTCTAAAGCTAAAATCATTATTAGGAAATGTAAAATTTACATCAGTACCTGCAGTACCTAAAGTCATTTCATAATTACCTACAACAAAATCGTCCCAATAGTTATTTGGGTCTGTTGTGACTTGTAAACCATAAGTACCTAACGCATACCCTCCGTGTGTTCCACCGCCTTGAACTTCTAATTCTAGTCTGTTACCCCCTAATATACTACCTACTCTAGGTGTAAAATTTGTTCCAGGAGGGTATGGGTCTAAGTTAAATGGTAATGTTAATTGACTTACACCTACTGTAGTAAAGGGAGCAGATAAAACTTCAACACTTTTTCTTTTTGTAGCTATTCCACTTAAATCAAATCTAACGTTTTCAGCTTGTTGCAACATACCAGGCTCTAACGAATCGGGTCTTGACCTATCGTTAAAACCTCTAAATTTAGTGTCTGAATCCTCTAATATTTGGTCATCAGCAGCACCATATGTATCGTAGCGAGCCATTCATTTTAACCGCGCATTCCAGGCATCGGAGGACGAGGCATACCACCTTGTGCCATTTGTGGTCTAGGCGCTTGTGGTCTAGCAGGCATTTGTGGTCTAGCAGCTCCTTGTGGTCTCTGAGCCATTTGTGGTTGTGGACGCGGTGCTTGAGGGCGTGGCGCTTGTGGACGATTACCACCCATTTTAGCTTCCAATGCAGCAATACGTTGTTCTAACTTAGCAATCTTGCTAGAAGAACCTGTAGCTTTTGGAGCTTTCTTGGCAGTTTTCTTTTTACTTGTTTTACGTGGTGGCATATTATTTGCGTTTTTTCATTGCACGACCTTTAGCTTTAGCAGCTTTAGATGGTCGTCCGACTTTGTTACCGTATGTTCCTTTTCCGTAGGGCATAATTTTATTTGATTTGAGATGAACCAAAGTAGAATCCTACAATGGCAAGTAAAGTTTGTCTAATTTCTGGTAGTATAACATAACCGCCAAGTGTTTCCCACTTAATATAATTGAAAAACAAAAAGCTTCTTTCGCTTCCTACTGTAATACCTTCTGGACTATGAGCAAGTAAAAATGGTGCTACCACTACTGCAAATAATACTACAGTAACAATAAACCTACGTATCCAAGCTCCTCCACGTTTGTCGGCTGCATCGTGACTTGCATCAGCTGCGCCTTGTTTTTCTATTAATCCTTGTACTGCACTCTTTTGTGCTTCTACCAAAGAACCTATAAGTTTAAACATAAACCCAGAGGCACTTCCTGCTAACATTGCTAATAATTCTGTACTCACTTTTTACTCCTTACTTTTGCCGCAGGTGTATTTTTTACTACGGTTTTTTTACTTCGTTTTTTCTTTTTTGCAGTTGCTGCACGCTGAGACTGCGATAAACTCTTGGCTTTAGCCATTGGAAGGCACCTATCGGGGTTTTTCTTGTTTTTTGACGTACCGCAAGGTCCTTTAATTTTTCCATCAGTTCCGATGCGAACCCAGTTTTGGTCTCTCCACTTTTTGAGTTCACCCATTACTTCTTCTTTCTTTTCTTACCCTTTGCTCCTTTAGCATAGTTAGGGTCTTTACAATACTTAGATGCAGCCATATTAGCATAAGCACTAGGGTATGTATCAAACGTACGCCTAGCCCAAGCTTTACCTGCTGCGCAGATTTTATTTCCTTTTCTTTTTTGTGCCACGTGCTAATCCTCTCAATGTCTTTGCTTGACCCGCGTGCGCGCGAGAAGCTTTTTCTAATTTTTTTGCTACTGATAAAAGTTTTCTTTTCATTTTATCTTATTCCTTTTTATTTTTCTAAAATCAGCACGTGTAATTTTATCACGAGGTTCTGCAATTCGAGCTAGTTTTTTTTGCTTTGGACTGTATTCACTAAATGGCATTATACTCTCCTTCTTTTATTTGAAACAGTTTTTCTTTGCGGTACTTTTTTAGCCGCGCATTCTGGACAACAAGCTCCGTGCATTAGCATTTCCATCTCCTTCTGGCTTGTCTTAGTCTTGAGTTAGGGTCTTTAGCGGCTTTAGGAAACTTCTTCATCTGTCCTGCACTTCTAGCACAATATGACTTTCTACGCTTTGCCGCTTTACTACCAGGCTTTACTTTACCTGTAACGGCTGTTTTGAGCTTAGACCCAGGGTTCTTACGCTTGTAAGCTTCTACGCCCTTCTTGGTCATTCCTGCGCCTTGCTTGGTTGGTCTATAGTTACCACCCTTGCCAGTCGTACGTCTAATCGGATTTTCTTTTTTTCTGCTCATCTATAAGTTTCTTTATTCCTAAAGCTGTGTGTATTATTGTACCAACCGATGCAATACACGCTAAAATTAAACTTATATCCATCAAGCCCCAAGATGCTAATACCCCTAGAAATGATACTGTTAATCTGTTTACTAAATCTTCCATTATTATTCAAAAATTACAAAAGGTTGATAAAATTGTATAGCGCCACTATTTATTGGAGGGTCTGCATCATCAATATTACCTTGGTTTTCTCCGAAAAACATATTGAATGTCATTTTTCTACTTGTTCCTGCCGCTAGTGTAACTTCTTTTTCTACTTTCCTAAACTGCCTATGGTTGCTAGTGCTTTCGTAGTCTACACTTTCTATATTCGTAGTATCATTCCATCTTCTTTTATCCGAATTATCAATAAAATCAGTTCTTAATCCAGACCAATTTTGTTGTGATATTAATCCTTGTGCTTGTTGACCAGTTAGAAAAGTAAAGCTATCTGCATCTCTTTTAACTGTAATAGCATTAATAGTAAATTGTGTAGGGTAAGTTAGATTTGTCCATTGTGCTATATACACACCACCACAATTTTTAGCTCTAAAATCATCATTTTCTGGCACTCTTATATATGCCCCAAACTTTACTTTAGTTGCACTATTGGGTATATCTACTGATTGTGTCCACTCATTTCTACACCAACAAGTATTATCTGGGAAACTTCCAACAGTAGTTGTTTCAGACATACCTACTAAAGGGATTCTATTTGTTGCTCCATTTCCAGTATAACTTCGAGAGTTATTATTATTACTATTAGTCCCAGAGGTAACATTAAAATCACTACCTGCACCATATAAGCTTAATACTTTAGGCGCATCATTTAAGTTAGGACCTCCAAAATCTTTAAATGCAGGAAAGTCTGCCAAAAAATTATTTCCAATAAATGTTTTTGTATCTACAGTAGAAGTAAATAATTGACTAAGTCTTCCCCAATTATTAAAATATGTTTCACCTGCGAAACCAGTTCCTTCTGGTTTTGTTGCAGCTACGTTCATAGTTGGATATAATAAAACGTTACCAGGTATACTTTCGGGCAAATAGGGACTACCCGAAGACTTTCCATCTAATGCACTCCAGGCAGAAGCAAGGCTTCCGTCTAGTACATCAACGGCAGAACCTAGTGGCGAACGTTCCATTAGTCAGTAAATTCTGTAGCGGCTATAATAGCTGTACCTCCAACGGAAAGAAACTTGGCAAGTTTAGCTGTTTCTACATTCCAAGTGTAACTACGTCCTGCATATAGAATATGACCTAGGTCATCAGCAGGTGTCTCTCCTGTATAGGTTACATATACATCGTTGTCTTGTACGTCTAATACAATGTAACGTGTTCTTTCGTTGTATGTAGTTTGAAATGTAGCGACTGCTCCTGTACCAACAGATAGCATCTCCATATTAGCTACAGAGGTATTTACAAATGGATATAAGTTTGATACTCTTGAGTTTGGCATAATTATCGTGATTGTCTACTTACGTAGGTTGAAAATCGTATGTTTGCGTTGTTATTGTTGCTGATTATATCATTACGTTCAAGTTGCAAATCTAATGCACCTTTAGCAGTTTGTTCTTCTATAAGTGCCTTTTGATGCTGTCCGTCCATACGTAAAAAGTCTGCATATGCAGAGTGAGCAATAAATGCAAAAAACTCTTCTGGGACTTCTTCTGTAGATGTTTCATAATTAGAACTTGTAGTAAATGCAGTAAATGGTTTTTTATAAGTTACATAGGCATAACCAGTTGTACTAGAATTATCATCAAAGTTTAAAATTTCTGCACCATCTTGAGTTACAATAAAATCATATTCATCTGCTCCTTGACTTAAATATGGCTCAGTTCTATGTATTTTTATAAACTCTCCAATTATCGGTAAGCTTGATAATGTTACTGTACTATTTAGTATAGGCAAAGAAAGACTTGTAAACTGAACTAAATTTATTGATTCAAAAGTTTTTGCTTTTGGTGCAGTTCCACTTAATCCAGTACCTCTCCAAGCTTTTACCTTTTCTGGAGAATCGTATACTGCGTCATCTAAATAATTTGTTCCATCGTAGTCCTGTATAAATTCAGTAGTAGAACTGTTATATGTAATTACACCAGTAACAGGATTAGTCGTAAAATTTGTATCTAAAACAATAGAAGCCCAATACTTATCATCAGTTCCTTCACTTCTAACATAACCATAGTTTTTATCTGATGTATTTAGATAAAAATTATTTTCATTTTGGTCTTTTCCTAGTATTGAAAAATATTGATTATTTTCCTTAAAACTGCTTACAGGTCTTTTTTCGCCTGTAACTAAATAACGAACCCATATAGGGCTTTCGTTAAAAGCTTGAAAAAACCTACGATTAATAAATCTTGAAATGTCAGCCTGTTCATCATCAGTAAATGAACTAACACCCGCTAATGACTTTATCAATTTAAATAAACTTCCGTAAGTTCTAGTTTGCATTATATTTTATTGGGCGACAAATCGCCAAAATTTCTTTGATAGTATTTTAAAAATTTTTTGGAATGTATTTCATCGTGTCCATACTTTCCTGTTAAACGGAAGAACTCTCTAGCAGGCATCGTAGCTACACACTTTCCTAGAACAGGGTGCGTCTTGCCTTTTTCTTCTTGTGCTTCCTTGCGTGCTTGTTGTACACGTAAGTGTTCAGTTTCTTTTTCTAACTGAAAACCGCTTTTAATTTCATTTACAAAAGCTTGGTCTAACTCGCCTGTTGTAAAATCTTTAGGTAAATCTGTAATTATATCGACCATAAAATAAAAGGTAGGGGGCTTTCGCCCCCGTACCAAAATAAGATTAAGCGTTGATTCGTTTAATGCTTAGTAAGATAGTTAGTTTACCAGATGTACTTCCATCTAATGCACTAGCTGATTTAATTTGAATGTTTCCATCAGCAGCTGCAACAATACGAGTATTGTTTGCATCTCCACCGTCATCAAGAGCAGAACCTGTGTTCACTTTGATTTGAGCAGTATTTACATTAGCGTTGGCAATGAATGCTTCGTCAACTTCAGAAGCACCTACATTGTCATCGTGTCCAACTGATAAGTTAGAACTTACACTAAACGCTTCACTAATGTTAAGCGCGACTCCATCGATAACATCACCTTCTTTAACACCAACATTAACTTGTGTAGTTGTGTTGCCTGCTGCAGTAGTGAAATCACCAGGGGTTAGTGTAATTTTATCTGTATATCCGTCTGCGGATTCGTTTATAGTTAATCTTGACATAGTTATATACCTCCTATTTAAGCTACAATTTGACCGTGAGCTGCAGGGTGATAAACACCAAGAGTCAAGGCACAATCAACAAATCCACGCTCGCCACCACCTAAGTTAGGTAGGCGTGTGCTTCCCATAGGGATAAGCTCGTGAATACCAACATAATCTGGGTTAATAATAAAACCGTCTAAGTGTGTTGTTGCACCACTTGAAACAGTTGCAGGTGCAGTAGCAGGGTTCATATTAACAACAGAAACAACACCGTGGTCAGACTCATAGAGTTCAACTGACAACTTAATAGTTGTTTGACCTTGGTCCATATTTACTTGACGTAATGGATTAGCACCAACGTTTGCACTTAAACGAGCAAAGTCAGAGATTTTGCGGCGTAGTGCAGTATCAACTACAAGCATCATATTGCTTGATTGACCTGTTTGACGGAAGATACTTGATAACTGAGTATTAAGAATAGTCTCAGTATAGTTAGTTCCATCGTCAGAGTTGTTTAATTGTGGTGTTGCATAAGTTGAAGGAACATCTGCAGGAGTACCTGCGATTGTTGTACCGTCAGCTAACCATTTACCTAGTCCACGTAAGCCATAGCTTGTTCCTGCACCGTTCTCAACAGAGCGGTCATTAGAACTAAGGATTGTAGCTTCAACGTCACGTTTAAGTTCACGGATTGCTTTTGATTCTGCTTGGGCAACTTTAGCAGGTCCAACAGAGTCAACGACTTCTTGTAAATCAGAAACCATATAATCTCTACGGAATTTTTGCACATAGTTACCAAGACGAGCGCGTTCAGCAAATTTATCTGTAAAAGTGGTCACGTCAGCACCTTCAGCAACTCCAGTTGTACCTGGGTCTGCTAATTTGTCTACTGTCCACTCAGAAAATGTTGCGTTTGCTTTCGTCTTCGAGGCTGATGACAGGACTGGTGTTTCTTCTGGCGCAAGGATTGTTAAGACATCTGTCAAATCCTCACGGTTAGAAACAGCAGAACCTGGATTAGTAGTATCGAATGTATTTGAAAACGACATAATATTTAAGTTTTACTTTCTATTTTGCATTTGTAAGGTTCTAAGAGCTATGAAATCATTTGTGCTTCCAGTTGACTGAAAGGCTTTTGACTGGTCTTGAAGCTTCTTAGCTGTTCTTGGTACAGTTTTTTCAGATTTAGCTGCTACAGTATTCGCACCTTTTGGTGGAGTAGATTTGATTGCACGTGGAGCAGTCCTCGTAGGAGGTAGCACTTTTCGTCCATACATACTATTTGCTGCGTGAGCAACGATGTATGGCATTTGTGCTGCTACTTCTGGATTAATTTCTTGAAGGTCAACTAACCTTCTATCGTTAATCATAGCATCGTACTTCTTGTACGCTTCGCTATTTTTGTTTTTTAACCAGGGTAATTCACTTTCTGCTTTTTTCGCAAAGGCATCTCTAGCTTGTATAGCTGCGCTTTTCTTCTGTATCTCCTGCATTTGTGCAGGAACAAACTTTCGAAGAACATTTTGAGAATGCCGCATTGTTTTGCGTACTTCAGCTTTAGTAAGTTCACGTCCATCTACTGTAGCAATAACATCATCGGGTCCGTAGTCTCCTTTTTCGTACAATAAATCTTCAGCCCAGTCTACAACTTCTTGTGCGTGAACTGCTTTTTCTTGTAACTGTTGAGGGTCTACAATGTCTTTCAAAGGATTGTCTTTTACAACTGGAACCTCTTCTTTTTTAGAATTTTGTAAATCCTGTAGTTGGCGTTCCATTTGTTCCATACGTTCTTCAGCCGCTTTTCTTTTTTTAGTAAGTTCGCCATAGCGAGCTACTGCACGACTGTTGAGCTTAGTGGACAATGCTTTTAATTCATCTTCCGATAAGTCATCTATATCTAACTGTGAAAGAACATCTGCCTGGGTCTCTTCTTCTTCGGTTTCTGTTGCACTCTTATTAACAACTTCTTCCTCCGTTTTAGATTCTTCGGCTACTTCAGATTCGCCTTCTGGCGAACCAACACGCTGAGCCATAAACTCTGCGGGTGTAAGACTGTTATCCGTAGTTTTTTGTTCTGACTCTACGTTGTCAGTTTTGATTTCATCTGTCATAATTTTCCACTTTCTTTGCGCCAAAGCGATTGCGATTAAAAGTCATTATACAACCTTATACAAGCCTCTTAAAAGTACCATCGTGTTTTTTACGAATACTCTCCCAGTCGGTCATTTGTAATAGTTGGTCATATGTTAAAATCTTTCCAGAAATCTGTTGCATAGATTCATAGTCTGCTTTGTGTAACTCAGCTATAGACTCTTCTCTTAGTGCGTGAACAACGGATATGAATACAGCAAAGTGTTCGTTATGCTGTAATACTTTTAAAGCTTCTTCTAAACTCATTGATTAATACCTTGTGTTTGCATTCCACCCATAGATGCAGGCTGTGTACCTACTTTACCTATTTGTGCATTCTGCGCTTGCTGCGCCATAAAAGTATATTGACCAATGTATTTTTCTAGTCTTGCCTTGAATGCTTCATCAGTTTGTACACGTTGTGCAATATCTGGTTGCTGTGTATATTGCTGAATAACTTGCATTGCAACTTGACCACCATTTGGTCTAGCAGGCATTTCAATACCCGCAAATATTTTAGCTAAGTCATCGGTAATGTCTTGCATCATCTTTTGTGCTGCTTGACTACCTTCTTGTAAAATACTATCTGCCATTACAGGGTCTATAGAATTTGCTACAACTTCTAGTAATGAATCCATATTGATTCTTCCAGAGCGGTCTAGTTGAACTAATGACACTAATGAATTTAGTTTCTTTTCTTGTGTTTCTCTGTCTGTATTTAATACATCATAAGATACAACAATATCGTAATCTTCGTTAGCATCTCCCTTTGAAAACTTCATTGGGTCTGGACTACCTGTTACCTTAAAGAAAACTTCATCTGGTCCAAAGCGTTGAAAACACTTCCAAGTCATTTGTAAAACCTCTGCAGCGTGATTCAAGAACTTGTCTATTAAGAATTGTCTACGTACAGGCGCAAGTGGGTTTTCTACATCTAATCCAACCAAAGCATCGGCTTGTTCTTCTAGTGTTCGTTCTATTTCTATAGAGCCAGTAGGTGATGGTGGCGTAGGGGCAAAGTCTAAGTCTCCCTTTCTTCTGTAAGGAATCATACGACCTGGACCCCAATCTGTTGGTGCTTGTCCAACGGGGTGTAATATTGGTGGCAATGTAGCCAAAGAGTTTCTATCAATGCGTGAATCACGTTCTACTTTTACTTGATTCTGTATACCGCGAAGAATATCTGGTATAGTCATTGTATCATAAAGTCTTTTAGAATCTTCTGATAGTTTAGTTACTACTACAGGATAATCTTCATACCCATTAAGTAATTCAAACTTAGCAAACGCAGGGCTTTCATCTCCTCCGCTGTAGTCCTTATGAAATACTGTACAGTAAATACCTTCTGAGCCATCTTCTTCATCGAACAATCTTTGATAACCGTAAACAATCTCAATTAAATCATCTGATTCATAAATACTGTCGCTTACATTGTTTGACCTGCGACCCTCTTGTTCGTTTTCAATAGAGTTAATGTTTACACCGCGGTAGCGTTCAATCATTACATCTACAAAGTCTTGGTCCCAACCATCAGTTACTACTTTATTTTCTAGTTCTTGTGCCGTGTAGTACGTACGCCAAAAACAATATGGCGCTCTTTGTGGGTCAGTTACATAACTAGGAAAGAAAAAGTCTCCGTCGGGCGCAAGTGTTTTTACTTCTGGAGCATCTACTTGTCTTCTTACTGTAGGCAACTCTGCTTTACCTGTACTTCTTAGGTCAGCAATAGCTTTGTTTGCTCGCTCTGTGTTTACACCTGGGAATGCAGCAATCAATAAATTAGCTATATTTTCTGTGTCAGTTTCATCTGCAATAGATTCTGCTACCTCTGGTGCTATAGCTGCTATTTGATTCAAGTCTAACTCTTGTAAAAACTTTCTATCTTCTCTTTGCCAACCAATATAAGTAATAAGAATACCACGTTCTAATAAATAATTAGCACCTAGTTCCATTTCTTTTTTGAACCTAGGTATATAACCACTAGAAATTGTCCATTTTAAAAAGTTAGATACTACTGTAGCTTTAGGTATATCGCTTGTTTCCGTAGGAAATGCTCTAACATTTGCTCTTGAAACTGCTGACATAAACATAGATACAAGTCTAGTAATACGTTCATCAATAACGTGGGACTCAATATCCGATGCTCCTTCCCAAGGAAAAGCATCTGCACCGTGCTTACGGTGGTCGCGGCTTTTCCCTGCCCACCAATTACGCCTGTCATCATAACTTGTTCTGCACAAGTCAAAATAATATTCTAGGTCGGCTATTGTTTTACTGTATGCCCAACGTAAAGTTTGTACATCGGGTGTTTTCCTTACGTATGTAAGAGCTTTTGCGGTCTCGGTATTCTCCATTTCGGCAAATTATAACACGTTAATCAAGACTAGGCGGCTCAACCCATTTAAACTTTGGGTCTTCGCTGCTGTTATCTACTTCTATATAAACATACTTGCCAACCCCATTCTGTCCTTGGAGTCTTCTTGGCATAAGTACAGGCACTTTTCGTAGCATTTCTTTTATGTATACAAACGAAAATCTTTGATTTGGGGCAACAGATAATATCTTCGCTCTGTACTTTTGTGGTACAGGTATATATGAATCCATTATATCTTGTCCATCTTCGTTTATCCAAGTGTTCTTGCCACGTCCTGTGACCATATCTTCTTCAAGATGCAATGAAGATATTTCTAATGCTTTATCAAAAGAAATCCCCATATCATCTGCTATATCTTTAAGTTTTCGTTTAGGCATTAGTATCCTCCTTTAGCTTTGCGGGTTGCGTTTAAGTCTTGATTGTTTACGTGGTCGGGACCTTCGCCACCGTTTGCCATTCGTAAATATCTCAGTACATCAAAAAAGTCTTTTAGCGCTTCGTCGGATTTGCCCTTACTGTTGTAATTAATAATACTATCTATAAGATTACCGCAGTCCTTGTGTATATAGCACATAGGTTCGTTAGCATTATCTATCTTAACATTGGGATTGTAGTTAAACCAATCGTCCAATGCAGATATTCCCATATCTTCAGTACGACCATCAGAAGGAACAAAATCCATTCCGTAATCACTAAATGTAGTAAATAAGTCATCATTGTTTTCGTTTTCTCGCGCAAAATACCTAGAGTCGCCAATTCTTTCAAATACTCTAATACCAAGGTCATCTTCTATTTCCTTAAACAATTCGACATAGCCTTCGACATTGTATCCAATCTTTTTAGAAGCAGGTCCGTATCTCCACTTTGGGTCGCCAAAAACAGCCCATTCCCCATATGTATCTCTATCTGGGAACTCTTTGCGAATAAAGACTTGTCCTTTTCTATTAACTGCAGCCCATATTGCAGTATAGTTTCTTGCTCCTGCGGGGTCAACCACTTGATAACAAGTAAATCGTGTTCTATCCTTAATATTTGGGAAGGTGCGTCCATATTTGTTTTCTGTCTCAGATAGTACATTAACCTCTGTATTAAACAATGGTAACAGACTTGTCATTGACTTAACTGGTACACCATATGCTCTAACCATTATTTCTTCTTCTGGTCGTCCTTTTAAATCTTTTGCAATACGTTCATATCCGCCGAAAGGATTTTCATCAGAATGCAGATATATAATACTCGCATCTCTCTCTGTACTATACTGTTTAACTGGCAATGCTCTATCTAATAACTTCGCTTCTCGTGTTTCTAATGTTTCTGCTGCTCGTAGGTACTCATTTATAAATGGTGTGTACCCGTCAATCGGCGTGAAACCTATTAGCAACTTAGAGTTTCTGGTCGCAAGACGAAAGCGCAAGGTGTTTACTAGGGTCGCATCGCCCAGGTACTCATCAAGCCAAGCACCAATATTAGTGCCTTGCGGATTCTTGAAGCCGAACTCAAAACCTTCTAAGATGGTCTGATTGTTACTAAACTGTGTATAAGTCTTAAAGTCTACGCGGGTCTTGGTATCTGGAAAGATAAACGACTGCCCCGTAAATCCATTCTGCATAGAGTAATTAATATAACCCTCTGTACTCTTTGTCTTTCTGCGGAACTCTTTGGGCATCATATCCCATACCGCTTTCTGCTGAATCTTAATACTTGTATCTATATTCTGCGAAAAACATATAAGGTGTCCCTCCTGGTTCTCTGTTACGGCTTTCATAACCATCTTCGCGCAACCTGTGGTTTTACCACTACGGTTTCCGCCAAGAACAAGGCATTCATTATATTCAGCAAGACCCTCATACATTCTGTCCCAACCCGCAAGGTCAAACCCATATCTGATAGGGTCTTCTTCAGCTGCGCGGATTCTGCCTTCGTGCGCATTAAAAAGGTCTTTTAAAAGCTGTGGGTCATTCTCGCCGAGCGCTACAATCTCTTCGTCTGTAGGCGGCTGCAATATAGGGTGCGGCGTAAAGCTAAGTTCCATCTTCTTCGTCCTCCAACTCAGCTTCTTCCCATATTAATTCAATATCATCTTTATTCATTTCAGATAAGGTCTCTCTGCAAAGAGTCTTACCTATGTAATAATTTGTATAATCATATGCTAATGAAGCTTCGTCGTCTATGACGATGATAGCCCAGTTAGGAAAATGCTCAGATAAGATAGCTTTCGCTTTTGCGAATGCTTCTTCTTCTTGTTCTGACATTTTATTCTTCGGCATCTATTACCTCCGCGTCTATTATCTTGAGTCTTTCCTTGGCTTTTCTTATTGTTTCTTCATAGTCTTCCTGCGTAACTACATTCCTGCTTTCAGTTATTGAACTTGCTTCGCCTCGCGCGGTTAGTGCTTGGCGCGCAGCGTTAGCTTTGGCTATACTTATCTCTTTTATGTCTCTAGGTGTAGGTTCGTATTCTCCAGTATGTATCTTTTCTCGTACAGTTTCTATCAAATCTTCCTCTAAACTCTCTAGATTTACATAACTTTTAGCTGATAATTGACCTCCTAGTTCTCTGAATGCGCTCTTATAGTCCGCATAGTCGACTAATGTATTTATTATAGTACCTCGGTCAAAGCCATATTTGCGTACCATAGCCGTCTGAGACACTCCAATAGCGTGCAAATACAGTATTTTAGCCACCTTTTCTGGCGCGTGCCTGGATAAACTGCGCACTTTTGCAAGCTCTTTACCCTCAGCAACTTGCGCTATTGCTAATTTTATCTCTTCTTCTAGCTCCTTTTCTACACTCATAGGGTAAATTTACCTCATCGAAGGGGCAAATTTTGCACACCTATACCAAACAAGGTAACAAACAATAGTATAATAGGCAGCACTTTGTCAAGCCCCATAGGGCAACTAAATTTTTAGGGGGCGTTTTATGTATATATATACCGAACGCGTTGCACGAAGTCGACCCCCGCCCCCCTCGCGCGCGCGCACGGGCGTTACGCTACGCGCGTGTGTGCGCGTATAATGCCCCGCGCGTTACGCGTGTACTATTAATTTTTTTACGCGTCGCTGAACGTATTTTGGGGCGCGGTTTGGGTTTGGGTTTGGGTTTGGGGGGTACCCCCTTTTTGCTTTTTGGGGTACCCCGCTTGCCGCGTGTTTGGGGTACCCGTGAAAAAAATGAAATTAAATGTTGACGGGGTACCCGTTTTTTGCTTCTATCCTTTCAACGTCGCAATTCCGCGGCGCATTAAATCAAAAAATAAAATGAATCAAACAGACTCAAAATTACTAGCCAATACGGCTATGAATCCGCTTAAAACCATTGGTTTAGAGCTAGAATATCACGATTACAACGACCGTTCAAAGTCGCATATGCTTGCGCGTAAATTGAACGAGCGCGGGCTAAATGTTAGCATCAACCTTGACTCGCACAACGGCGGGTTTACGGGCGAGGGCGACGGTTGGCACATCAAGCGCGACGGTACAAGCGGGCGCTACCCAATCCGCGAGATTGTATCAACCCCAATGTGCGCTGAAAAGTTGTTTTTTCAGTTGTACATTTTAACCGAGGTAATCCGCGAAATAAACGAGGAAAACTTGCAAGCGTACCGCGCTGAAAATGCGGAACGCGAGGAAATATTCAGCGTAGACAGAAATTGCGGTTTGCACGTGCATTTTGACGCGAAAAAATACAACGACAAGCGCTTGCGATACCTCGTCAATAATTGGGTTAAAAATGAAAATAACTTTATGTCAATTATTGCCCCAAGCCGCCGCAATAACGGGTTTTGCCGCACATTTGCGCCGCATTTAGACGAGGAATTGCGCCGTATGCAATGCGCAAGCGAGCGTTATCATCACTTGAATTTAAACGCTTATGCTAAGCATAAAACAATAGAAATTCGCTCGCATCAGGGTACCCTAAATTTTGCGAAAGTCGTCTATTGGACGGTATTCTGTCAAGGTATCGTTGAAAGCTCGTTGACAAGCGTAAAGCGTACCGCGGGTTACAACAACCCAATGTGTAACTACCTATTGCAGGGCAAGTGGGCTACCCGCTACCGCCCAAGCAACGACGCGCCTTGGGGCTTGCTTGCCAAGAACGACGCGTGCCAAGCGCTTCTCTTCTACGTGTCCGCCCGTATGAATCATTTCGGGGTACAAGCCGCGCCCGTTATCTACGACCGCAACGAGGTACAACAGACCGCGCCGAGCGCGGTTGACGTTGTCCGCGACGCGGATTTATGCAGCGCGTAAATCTCAAAATATGGGTACCCCTAACCAAAATTGGGGTACCCCCTTTTTAACAAATCAAATTAAATAAAATCAAAATGGAAACAAAATATAGAATTATCAGATTCAGAAAAAACAAGCCAAGCCAACGCGTGCGGGGCTTAACAAACCTTACACGCGCGGAAGCGCAGCGCATATGCAGCGACCCAAGCACGAGCGGCAGGACGTGGTTTTACGGCTTCCAAGCGATGGAAGGGGGCAACGGATAATGCGTTCAGTAAGATACACGCAGCGCGAACGAAGGCGCGCCCGATGGTACAAGCGCATCGCGTATAAACTCAAGCTCGCTTAACACAAGCCCCGCGGAAACGCGGGGTTTTTCTTTGCCTGGATTTTGTCTGGAGGTCAAAAGGGGGTACCCCTTTTTTTATTCCTGGGAAAAATCTGGGGGTTCCAGTTTCACCCCCAGAACGGGAGCCAGAAAGGGGGTACCCCTTTTTTTTATTTCACCTGGAGGATTTCTTTCTTGTGTCTGGACGAACCAGGAGAGCTTAGAAACAGAACCAGAACGAGGGGGGGTACCCCTTTTTTTGTTTCACCTGGAGAAATTCAAGAGGCATATCCTGTGGCTGTGAACGAAAGGGGGGTACCCCATTTTTTGAAACAGCGCCTGGATTTGAAGGCAGGGGGTACCCCATTTTTACGAACAGCGCCTGGGTTTTGCTGTCTCGCAATGAGAAGCAGGACGAGCTACGCTCGAAAAGTTTTTTAAAATTTTTGTTGACAAGGACGAGACTCTGTGCGATATTATGTCCAATGCTCAAAGCAGAGCAGCATTAAAACAATCAAACGAAAGGATTCAAAATGTGTTTAATCATACACAAGCCACAAGGCAAACGTATTCCGCAGGAGTACATCAACAACGCCAAGCGCATCAATCCGCACGGTTTCGGGTACACTTACCTGGACACGGGCGAGACAAGCCGCACGCTTAGCTACACCGAGGTCGACAAGATTCTCGATACCGACAGACCGCTCGTTGCGCACTTCCGCTACGCTACGGTCGGACTCGTGAACGAGCAGAACGTACACCCGTTCCCGATTACAAACGCGCCGCGTTACGAGATATACTCGAACGGTACGATTGACGGTTACGGCAACATTACTTGCAGCGATATTCGCTTCGTTGCAGAGCGCATTCTTGGCAACAAGCCGCGCAAAACGTGGGTACCCTTTCTAAAGAAAACGGACACCCGCTTCGCTATCGTTGACACCCTCACGGGCAAGGTCAAGCGCATCAATACGTGGCACGAACGCGGCGGCATTTACTATTCAAAAGATAATTGCTTCGGCAAGTATCGCGTCGCCGTGTACGGTACGCTCAAGCAAGGCTTCGGCAACTCGCACTTACTCAAGACAAGCAAGTTTGTAGAAGCAGGCAGAACAAAAAGCAGGTACCCCCTTGTTGTAGACGGGCTACCCTATTTGTTCGAGGAAGAGGGCGTAGGTCAAAAGGTACGCGTCGAGGTGTACGACGTGTCGCACCGCGTGTTAGCTAGGCTCGACAGTCTAGAAGGACACCCTGCATTCTACGAGCGCAAGGAAATTGACATCGAGCTTGACGATTGGAGCGAAACCAAGGCGTGGGTGTACTTCGCCCGCAATGCTTCCTGCACAAGCGAGGACGGACATCATCACGCGGAATACTTCGGAGCCAAGGTAAATCGTTATTGGGAGAAGCCAACCGAGGAAGAACTGCGCGAACTGAACGGAGACGATTGGTTCGTTGAAGACGAGGAAACTCAAGCCAACTACGAGATGTCTCGTAGAGATTACTTACTACAATAATTAAACGAAAGGAAATAAAATGATAAAAGACCCAATGATTCAAATCAGAAACAATAGATTCAAATCTATTAGAAACAAACTATGCACCGCGCTTGAAATGATAGATTCAGACAAGCTATGCGGACACGAAATTGACGAGGTGTACTGCATCGCAGACAACCTAATAGAAACATCGCAGCTTGAGGGAATGATTACACACAAGCACGCGAGCGAACTGTACGAATGGCTAGGCAAAATCGAGCAATACACAAACTAAAGAAAGGAATCAAAATGAACATACAAATTATGCAATTAGTAATGGCACTCGCAGCGGTGGAGACGGGCGGACACCCGAACCCGCCGCAGGCGATAGGCGACGGAGGTCGTAGCGTAGGAATCTTACAGATTAGCAAGGCGGTCGTTGACGACGTGAACAACTTCAAGGGGTACCACTACACCTACGAAGACAGAACGGACGTAGAATCGAGTGTAGAGCTTTGTATTTTCTACCTGGAGCATTGGGGTAATCACTACACCAAAGAGACGGGCAAACCCGCAGACGTGCGAACTCTCGCGCAGATATGGAACGGGGGCGCTCTCGCCTGGAAGAAGACAGACCCGAAGGTCGTTAAAAATTTAACAGACTATTGGAACAAAGTCAGATT